AAAACTATATGAACGTCACGCAAGAGGCGGAACAAGATATACTGAAATCATTAAGGCTCACTTTGGTGTCACATCTCCAGACGCAAGACTCCAGAGACCAGAATACTTAGGCGGCGGTTCCACTCCTATCAATATCAACCCAGTAACTCAAACTTCTTCAACAGATGCCACTACTCCACAAGGTAACTTAGCTGCCTTTGGTACAGCATCACTAAGCAATCATGGATTCACAAAATCCTTCACGGAACATACACTACTAATAGGACTTGTAAACGTCCGTGCCGACCTAAACTACCAACAAGGCCTTAACAGACAATTCTCACGATCAACTCGTTGGGATTTCTATTGGCCAGCATTATCTCATATCGGCGAACAAGCCGTTCTTAATAAAGAGATATATGCACAAAATGATGCCAACGACGAACTCGTCTTTGGCTATCAAGAACGATATGCAGAATATCGTTATAAACCATCTCTAATAACAGGCAAATTTAGATCAACTTACAGTACACCATTAGACCAATGGCACCTAGCTCAGGAATTCTCATCTCTACCAGTACTAAACTCAACATTCATACAAGAAAATCCACCAATGAGTAGAGTAAAAGCAGTAACTTCAGAACCAGACTTCCTGCTAGACACATACTTCGATCTTAAATGCGCTAGACCAATGCCAGTGTATTCAGTACCAGGCTTAATCGACCACTTCTAAGGGGGAACTATGGGACTCTTCTCAGGACTATCTTCAGGTGCAGGATCACTGATCGGCGGTATGACAGGAGGATTATTGTCCTCCGCTGCCGATTTATATAACACTAAAAAAAGCAATGAAATGAACCGCGATATGACTCGCGAAGGCTTTGCTTTCAACGAAGCAGAAGCAGAAAAAAACAGACGCTTTCAAGAACAAATGTCCTCATCAGCTCATCAAAGACAAGTAGCAGACTTAAAAGCAGCAGGGATTAATCCCATGTTAAGCGCTAACCTAGGGGGATCTTCTTCCCCCTCTGGGTCTCAAGCAACAGCCTCAGGCTTTGTTGGAGCCCAAAAAGCGCAGACAGGCGAATTCTTATCTAGAGCAGTTTCCACAGCATTAGAAACTCGCAGACTAAAGAAAGAATTAGAAAAAACCGAAAGTGATGTAAAAGTAAATGATGCAATTGTACAAACCCAAAAATCTCAACAAGAACTAAACACAGCATCAGCAAAGGAAAAAAATGCAAACACAAACATCACAAGACTCATCACACCAGCCGCTGCCGCAAAAGCTCAGCTTGATACTATGTCTAGTAAATTTGATAAAGAAAATTTACAGTATAATAAAAGGGTCGAACAAGTAACCCGTTCAGGCGATGCAATCGGCTCAGTAACCTCAGGAATCTTTGGCGGTCTCGCCAAAGGAATTAAATCACTCTTCACCCCAAGCTCACCGCTTAAAAAAGCTGGTGGAAATGTCTTCGACAAAAAATCAGGTGAAGTATACACACCATGGCGACCATAATTAACAACAAAAAAAGGAAAATTATTATGTCAATCCAAATCAAAAAACGTTATGACAAAACAGAAAAATCCTCTTTGTCCTTCATTGGACAAGAGTCAAAAACTAAACAGTCTTTTAAAGACGAAACTAACATCAACAAAATAGTCGCAAAATACAACAAAACAGGACAACTACCATCTCTAATCAAACAAAATCCTAAATACGGCGACTTTACAAACCCACTAGATTATCAAGAATCACTAAACACAGTTCTTTTTGCAAATGAGCAATTTAATGCTCTTTCAGCAAAAGTACGTTCAAAATTCAACAACGACCCTACAAAACTCCTAGAATTCGTTTCTGACGCGAAAAATCTCGAAGAGATGTACGAACTAGGACTAGCTATAAAACCCGCTTCAGAATCCATTTTAGAAGCAAATACCGGCAAAGCCGGAAATAGCCTAGCATCAGGAACTGATGCGCCACCAGCAAACCAAAAGGGTAAATAAATGTACTCGGCTTGTTGGTTTTTTTAACTTCCAAAAAAACATCGGGCACAATATCCTACTTGATGTAATTGTGCCCACTGACACCAAAAAGGAAAAAACATGAAAAAACGAATGAAACTTAAAAGCAACTTCTCTAAACAATTATTCTCTAGGGGAGCTAAGCGAACAAACAAAAGAAATTTACAAAACGCGAATCCTGTGCGCGGTGGAATTAGACTCTAATCAACAAATTTCATTAACTCTAAAAGGAGTACAACAATGCAGTGCTATACTCCCCTTAAAGCTCAGAGGTGTCAATCCTCTGACGGAACATACTATATTAGCTTTAAAGACTTTAATTCTGAGTCTATTCAAGATCTAAAACTACCATGCGGTAGATGCATGGGATGCAGACTCGAACGCTCTCGTCAATGGGCAACTCGTTGCATGCACGAAGCACAACTACATGACCAAAACTCATTTATAACATTAACATTCAACAATGAAAAAATAAATAACAACCACTCATTAGTAAAATCAGACTTTCAAAACTTTATAAAAAGATTACGAAAACTATATTACTCAGAAAAATTCCAACAAAAATATCCAAATTTCCATAAAGGAAAAATTCGCTACTTCCACTGTGGCGAATACGGAGACGAACTCTCGCGTCCCCACCACCATGCCTGTCTATTCAACTGCGACTTTCCAGACAAAGTACTACATAACAAAAATAAACAAGGCGATCTACTATACACATCAGAAATACTAAACTCACTATGGCAAGATAATGGATATGCGTACATAGGATCAGTCACATTTGAAAGCGCAGCCTACGTAGCTCGCTACTGTACAAAAAAAATCACAGGCAAAAAAGCAGACGAATATTACTCAGGGAGAACTCCCGAATACATGACTTGCTCAAAAAATCCTGCCATTGGTAAACAATGGCTAGAACAATATCTCTCAGACGTCTTCCCATCAGACGAAATTATAATGCGCGGTAAAAAAATGCGCGTAAATAGATACTATGAAAAATTCCTTGAAAAAACAGATAGCGAAATGCTATATAAAGTAAAAGCAAACCGCGAAGAACAGGATTACCAAGATGATGCAGCTCGAAGAATCCGAGAATACGAAGTTCAACAACTTCGTCAAAAAACAATCTCACGACCATTCGAACAACAATCTAAGTACTCCTTGGATACATACGACAAAGATTCGCTTGAATATCTCAAGCGTTTAAATAATAGGAGTAACTTATGATACAAAAAGTGTTCACTATCTACGATTCAAAAATGGAAGCTTACATGCAACCATTCTTCATGTCTCAAAAAGGTCAAGCAGTCAGAGCATTCACAGACACAGTAAATGACCCAACTAGTCAATTCAATAAACACCCAGAAGATTTCACACTCTTCGAAATTGGAGAATATGACGATGCGACAGGAAAATTCACCAACCTTCAAACGCCCAACAGTCTCGGACTTGCTCTCGAGTATAGAAAACAATAAACTTATCTACATCGGTGACGATGATTTAAATTTACTATTAATACAATTAAGACAATTAACAATTTCTAAGGAGCAAATTCATGATGAATCTTCCCTCGGTGATGAATCACCAATTCTCTCAAGTTCCAAAAGCCGACATTCCAAGATCGGCATTCAATCGCTCTCACGGATACAAAACTACATTCGACGCTGGCTATCTAGTACCCGTCTACATTGACGAAGCTCTACCAGGAGATACTTTCAACTGCAAAATGACGGCATTTGCCCGTCTAGCAACTCCTATCGCCCCAATAATGGACAATTTATATCTTGATACCTTCTTTTTCGCCGTACCATACCGATTAGTATGGAACAACTGGCAGAAATTCAATGGCGAACAAACAGATCCTGGCGATAGTACTGATTATCTTGTACCTCAGATGCTTGCTCCCGTCACAACAGGACATCTGGTCGGATCCTTGTCCGATTATATGGGAATACCTACTGGAATTGCCACACTGTCCCACTCATCTCTATGGCACCGAGCATACAATCTTATCTACAATGAATGGTTCCGAGATCAAAACTTACAAGACTCTTTAGTAGTCGATAAAGACGATGGACCAGACGCATCAACAGACTACACATTAGTAAAAAGAGGAAAAAGACACGATTACTTTACAAGTGCTTTACCATTTCCTCAAAAAGGCACAGCCGTAACTCTACCACTTGGAACCTCAGCACCAATAGAAATGGTTCCAGGAACAACAGCCCCTAACCCAATCTACAGAGCATCCAACGGAGCAGTACCAGCAAACCAAGGTCTATCAGTAGAATCAGGAATACTATGGGCTGCAACTTCAGGGTACAATATGCGTATTGACCCTAACGGCGCATGGCAAGCGGATCTAGAAAACGCTGCAGGCGCAACTATCAATGCCTTAAGAGAAGCATTTCAGTTACAAAAACTATATGAACGTGACGCAAGAGGCGGAACAAGATATACTGAAATCATTAAGGCTCACTTTGGTGTCACATCTCCAGACGCAAGACTCCAGAGACCAGAATACTTAGGCGGCGGTTCCA